TGCGGGTCTGTGACCTGCTTTGTGTACTCGATCTCTGGCTCGCTCTCGTTGCACAGGATGACGTGCACGTCGGCGCTGTTGCGCGCCACCTCGAACCGGATCGGGGGTTGGTTGTCGCCCAGTGGATTGACGATGCGGATGACCCGCAGGGCGTCGCTGGGGTAGGTGTACATGTAGTCCCAGTTGCCCGGTACGACGCCCGCCAGTGGGGCAGGCGTCGCGTATTTGCGGGCGAACTTCCAAGGATGCTCCCGAAGTACCATATCGCGCACGTTGTCGAACACCAGCTTGACCTGCTCGGCCTCTGGTGAGGCCTCGTTCAGCGAGGTGATGTCGTAACGATCACCGATATTCTGGAGTGCGAGACGCGCGATCTGGACTTCGGAGCTCATGGGTTATTCCTCGGCGCTGGGCTTACGGCGCGACCGCACAGGCGGGCGGCGGTTGTCGCTTACCGGCTTGGCTGCCTGCTCAGAGCGCTTGAGCTGCTCTTCATCGACAACCTTCGGCTTGATGGGTTTGGTCTGGTTCTCTTCCTCGAGGATCTCCTCGAGCTGCTCTTTGTCCTCGATGATCTCGGCAGACGCAGGGAGCTTGCCTTCGGCGGCAAAGAAGTCAGGCAGGGCGTAGACGCGACCGGCGTTCTTTCCGCGACCCATGCGCCCATAGGCGGGGTGGTAGAAGCCGACTTTGTCGAAACGTACGTTGATAGGCATCAGATGTTCCTCTTCCATAGGATGGCAGGCGGGCCCGAAGGCCCGCCTGTGTTATCAGTTAGAAGCGTCCGGGTACGCTTTCCATTTCGCCACGTCCTTGGTCAGGAACGCATTGATAGCGCCTGCCGTGGTCGTGGTCGTCGCAGTGACGCACAGGATGCCGAGGTACTGCTCGTAAGCATTACCTTCCATCGGCAGCGCGACGGCTGCGATGGTTGCACCTGCGTCCAGCGCGTTGGCGTCGTCACCGTCGGTGACGAAAGTGCCCGTGTCGAAGTGCACCGTGGCAGAACCATCAGTTGCGATGGCTGCTTGTGCATCCGACACCAGCTGGAACTTGACCGTACCGGCAGCACCGCCGGTGATGATCGAAGTGTCGCACTGGATGACGAGGTAGATCGGTTCACCGTTGCCGATGTCCCGGGCTTCCTGCAGGTCAATGACGTCGCCGATGAGGGCGGTGCCGGCGGATGCCGCAACGCTGGTCGCATCGGCGAACTCGAGAAGTTCATCAAGGATCATGTCAGATCTCCTTTCTCAGGCTCACACAACGCGAGCTTCGTTGATGGAAAGAGCATCCACCCGACGGATCGGATAGCCACCCCACGAGGTCTGCATCGTGCCGCCAACCATTTCCATGGTCAGGGTCGAATTGGAGACCTTTTCGGAAGTCTGACGACGCAGGAACGCGAGCATCTGCTTGTCCATGTACCAAGCGCAGCGACCGAACGAGGGGTTCGGGATCTCCGTCAGTGCACGGTGCATCAGATCGTTCAGGTCTGCACCAGTTGTCAGGTCTGCCGTCAGCAGCGAGCGATCGATGTTGGCGATGCGTACGACATAGCGCCAGTCACGAACCGAGAGGCCCGCGTCCCAGCGATAGTGCGTACGGTACGCCTGCATGCGACCGTTGTTGCCGTCTGCGTCCTCGATGGTCACTTCACCGAGATCGCGCTGCTGCAGGCCCGCTGCCGAGCCCTTCGGCACGATGCCGTGGCAGGTGTTGGGCGACCAGCAGATCAGCCAGATCGAGGCGTTGTCGCTGCCCGTGCCGCCCGCGTCGATGATGTTGTCGCCGTTCTCGGCAGCAAGATCATTGTAGCGAGGAGCGAAGCCGGTGAACTCTTCGGGGGCGGTGGTTTCATCGCCGTAGAAGAGGGTGTCCGCGATCTCTTGGTTCATGCCCTCGATGTGAGGACGATCTTCCTGCAGACGGAAGGCAGCGGGGTCACCCGCCATATCCACGAGGGCCTTGTCGACCTCCGCGTAGTCTTCCAGCATGCCGCAGGTGTCCGTCACTTGGACCGCACGGCTCTTGGTCGGCTGAACGCCGCCGTAGAGCTTACGCCAAGTCGGGGTCGGGAGACCCGAACGGATCGACGACCGGTGACCGGTAGTCAGGTTGCCTTCGAGCCAAGTCATGTCCGCGAGGATTTCGTTGGTCTCGTTCAGGATCTCGATGACGTCCGCAATGGAGCCATCAGGATCGGTGACCTTCGCAAGATCTGCGAGGGTGGGGTTTTTGACGCCAAGTGTGGCCATTTTGGGCCCTCCTTCTGTTACGCCGATTTGTCAAACATGGACGGGTACATCCGCTTCAGTGTCCCTTCCGTCTGCGGAGCAGCGTCGCCCTGCAGAAGGCCGGGGTCAGCGATTGCCTTGCCCACACGGTTTAGGAAGCGCAGCACGGCGGGGTGGTTGCCGATTGCCAGCCCGGACGGATTTTCGGGGCTTGGTGACTTGAGCAGCGCACGCAGGTCGGGGTCACCGAACTGCTTGATTGCACTTTCCGCGACCTTGAGGTTATCGGCAAACTTTTCGCCGCCGATCTCCTTGTCAGCCTTGGCGCTCTTACGCCAGTCCTCGACCTGCCGGTCCCAGCTTTCAACAGCCACATCGTTGAGCTGCTGCGCGCGGTTGATGTCGTACTCGATCAGCGACTGATACTGTTGTTGTGTCAGCCCCATCTCGCGTGCCGTTTCGGCAAACGCATCAATCCTGCCCTTGGTGTCCTCGTCTAGTTCGAGGCCCTCGGGCGGCTCGAAGGCGTACTGTTCTGGTACACCTTCACTTCCACCGCTCTCGTCGTCCGACAGCAGATCGGCGGCATCTTTGTCGCCTGCGTCGCCCGTGTCGGCGTCGGCAAGCGTTTGATCCTCGGCAGCGGTGGTGTCAGCTGCCGTGGCTTCGGTTGTTTCTGTGGTGTCGGCGAGTAGATCGCCGCTCGTCTCTTCAGTCATCGTTTCGTCCTCTCTTCCTAATCGTCGAAGTGGTTCTCTTCGAGCATCAGCATGTACTTGGCCTTCGCCTGTGTGCGGATCTGCTCGCGCAGTGCCTCGCCCACAGACCGGGCCCCCTCGTTGAAGGCAGTGCTGTCACTGTCGCCCGGGATGTGACTGAGCCTGCCTACATGACAAGTACCATAGATCAGCTCGTACAGGAAGCGACGCCCGCGCGGCTCTTTGAGGACGTAGTCCAGATCGCGCTGGCGATCGGCTTCGTCCTTCTCCGCTTTGGCGACCTGTGCCGGATCTGATGCATCGTACGTCATACGGTCGTGCCTCCACCTTGCAGCAGTGCAGTGAGGGCGTTCGGGTTCTGGGTGTCAGCTTCAGACAGCACCTTGGCTGCCTGCGCGCCTTGCTGCAGCTGCATCATCTGCTGCTCTGCCTGTTGTGCGTCTGCCCGCTGCTGGCGGATCTGCGCCACAGCATCGGCATCGCGCAGGATGTCGGGGCTGGTGCCGAGGATCTCGCCATAGCTGCGGATGGCTTCGTCCGCGTCGAGGTTGTCGACGATCTCGGGGAACACGGCGCTCAGGTTGCCGGCAAACGAGAACGTGCGCTCGATCGAGGCAGCTGCGACTGCCTCCTGCGCCTGTGCCAGCAGCGAGATGTACTTGACCTCGAGGTCGACGCCTTCGATGGCTGGAGGTGGCGGTGGCAGCATGCCTGCCTCGAACGCGAACAGGAACACGTCCTCGATCAGCGGATCAAGGAACTCGGTGTTCAGGCGCTGCAGCACCGGGCCCAGCAGCACGAGCTTTTCCTCGTGGCGCTCGGCGACCTCGGTGGCTGTCATCATGCGCCGATCGCTGTTGATCATCATGGCGAACAGGTCAGCGTAGAAGCCGCGCTGGATGCGGTTCTGCACCTCCTGAATGTCCATCATCAGCTCGTTGACGCGAGGCTGCACGGTGTAGGCGGGCTGGAAGCCCTGCGTGCCCTGCTGCGGGTCGACGTAGGTTGTGCCACCCGGCAGCACAGTCGACGGCTTGCCCTTGAGGCTGAGGCTGCCGACCATTGGCGGGTTGACCATCTTGTCGATCGCCTGCGCCTTGCGCTTCTGCTCGTGCTGCAGCTGCTTGATGTCGCCCAGCTGTTCCATGCCGGGGCTGACGCCGTAGACGTCGCCGCCCAGCACATCCCAGCGCGGGCAGTAGGCAGGGAAACGATCAAAGCCGCCCTCTTGCAGCAGCTTGTCGCCGTCTGCGCCCTTCTCCATGTAGACGTCCATGAACGCCTTGTTCTTCGGGTCGAGCGGTCTGGTCAGGTCGCGCTCTTCCATGCGGCGCGGCTGGATCATGTGGATGACCTCGATGCGCTCGTCGTAGTTCTTGCTGTCCCACAGGCGCTTCACAGCGCGCGAGACGTTCGACCAATCTTCGCTGCCGTCGCGCTTGATCACGAACTGCTCGACGATCTGCGACACGCTCATCGTAAACTCGCGGCCCAAGGTGTCGACCTCGCCAAACTCGTTCTCAGCGATGACGTATTCGCCTGCGGTGAACGGGCGGAACGAGACGATGTCGGTGGGGTGGCGGCGACGATACAGAGCTGCGGTGCCGAATGCACCCAGCTCGGTGTAGATCGTCGATGCGGTGTTGTAGAAGTTCGACCGGGTCAGGATCGTGCGGATGATGCGCTCAACCTGACCGATCCAGTCCTTGACGCCTGCCGCATCCATCATCTCAGGATCTGGCGTCTGCAAGCGGAACCATGGGCGAGCTGGGCTGGTCATGCCGCTCATCATGCCGGCAGACAGCGTGCGGAGCGATTGACCGCCGGTGTTGTCGACGATCTTGGTGCTGCGCTTGCGGCCCTTGGTGCTCTGGCTTTCGATCAGGTACCGCCCACGGCGGGGGATCAGGTAGTCCGAGATCTCGATCCAGTGCGATCGCCAGCTCGAGCGGTCGTCCTCGAGGCGTTTCCAGCGCAGAAAGATCGCGCCTCGCTTGCCCTTGAGCGAGCTGTTCATCAGGTTTTCTGGCGTCTGCGCTACCATGGTGATCCCTTACTCTGCCGACAGCGACGGCTTGGGCGGCGGAGGCGTGGTGTCCTGCGCCTTGGCCCGCTCAGCGATCGCTGCGTTGGTTCGTTGCTGTGCCATCACTGCCCCGTCAAGCTCTTGAGGGCCCGCTGGGTGTCGCTGACGCTCAGGCCTTGCGCGCCGCCGACGTTGCGAACGCTGCCGCCCACGCCTGCTTGCATGCGACCACGACGGCTGGCATCGGCGCGGGCCCGGCTGGTCATCGCGTCCTGCATCGTTGGTGCAGGGGGCGGTGCTGCTGGCGGTGCTGGCGGGGGTGGAGCACTGCCGCCGCCGAGGCCGGGCAGGGTCAGATAGATGGCGAGGCGTGACATGCGATGTCTCCCGATCTGGATTTGATAAGATGCTGACGCAGCTGCCAAGGCGTCAATGCCGAGGATCTGATGCCGCAGATGGATTTGGTAAGGCCGACGCAGTTGTTCAGGATGAATGGGCCGGGCGTGCGCCGGGCCTTGCGTTCAATCGCGATGACC